CAGGATGTTGTTCACGCGCTAAGTCGTTATCAACAGCCGTCATTTGATCGCGGGTCATGCCCCGGTAATAACCTCTGCGTTCTTCAACGATTTCAATCGGAACCCTAGCAAGAAGCAGGCCACCTATTCCAATAATACCGGAATGTTTGCCGTCCTCGATGGTAGGAATATCAAAGTCAGGGTATTCATCACCACGCACCAGCTCATATCCTTCGCGGGAACGAGCGGCCACGTTTTTACGGTCATCAAAACCCATAACTTCAGACCTAATCCATCGATGCTTATACCCTTCTGGCGGAGGCGGGGCCTCCAGCATGGAAGGGGGCTTCCACGGTTCAGTGCGTGCTTGTTTTGCACGAGTTTGATCAACACGGGGCGTCCTAGCAGACTTTTGGCGAGCTGTGTCCTCTGTTTTTTCCATGATTAATCCCTCACATATTTTGCATATTCTTCAAGCGGCACATTAAGGCGCTTGGCAATTGCAACCTGCGAGGGCGTCAATCGCACAGTTTTACGTCCACCCTTATTGCGGGATGCGGAGGCTTCTGCTGACGCTACTCTTCTGCCTCCCCCGTTTGACTTAGACTTAGCACCAAGTTTATGCGGAAACTCAGTCGCCAGCCGTTTGTCGAGTTCAGAATAATACTCATTGGCCTGTGGGTCAAATCCTTCTTCTTCTACCAGCTTACGATGCAGCCCAAAAGCCGCATACGTCATTACCTCATCTTGGCCAAACCAATCATTCCGAGAGGCCCATTCCTGGGCCTTTGGGTCCGGCGGCGGGGCAGCTGGTTGAGCCTGAGCTGCTGGTTGAGCCTGAGCTGCTTGGGCGTAAGCTGCTTGGGCTTGGGCGTCGTAGGCAGCTGTCTCACCTTGAACCGCTTCCAATCGACCCTTTTGATATGCCAAATTAGCCATGGACTCTTGAGCCTCGACTATTTTGTCTATATCACCACTTTCATGGGCGTCCTTTAAACTTTTCTTGGCCGAGTCAATTTCAGAAGTAACACGTCCTCCAAACTGCTCTTGGTAGCCTCTATCTAAAGAACCCAACCGCTGTTTTAAAGACTCGTTTTCCAGACGCACATTTTCCGCGAACTGGATCGCGGTTTGCTTCTGACGTTCTTCCTCTCGAAAGCGATTGGTTAGCTGGTCAATGCGGGTTTTAACTCTGCCACTGTACTCATCCAGTTCTTCCTCGTCATTCTGAGAAGAGGCTTCGTTGGAAAGGGCTAGGGGTTTCTGAGGAGTCTCCTCTCCCTCTGCTGGCAAAGCTACGTCAACGGCGGATTCTTCCGAATCGCCTATTTCAATATCTGTTTCTCCGGGCATGCCGTGGTCTCCATCATGACTTTCTCCTCTCTAGACATGTTGAACATCATCGGGTTCGATGATAGTGGCGATGATTTCATCATCATTAATAATGCGAACTTCTCCCCCGTCAATTCTAAATCGGGCGCCCGCATATCGGCCAATACATACCCACTGGTTTTCTTGGCACCAGGGGTCTGCATCCTGACCAAATTTATTGGCGTCTTGATAGGCCAAAGGCCCTATTTTCAAAACGTAAGCTACCACCGTAGCCAAAGCTTCACGAGTTCGAGCGGCGTCTGGAATGTGAATGCCGCCCTCAGTCATAGCTTTTCCGGCATAGGGCATCACAAGGATGCGCCAGCCAGTAGGCTGTGGAAGCCTCTCTTTTAGACCCTTCTCCAAAAGGGAGGGGTCCAATACTTTGTCTTCTTGAGCTACATAAGCATCAGAAACGGAAGAAAGTTTTACTTTTTCTTCATTTGCCACATGATCAGGGACATAAAGCGTGCTCATTCTTCCTCCGATGAGTGTAAAGCGTCTTTTATTTCTTGTTCTGAGAATTCGAGACCGCGTAATTCCCCAGTCAAATTACGATATTCCATAAAATCCCTGGGACTTCCTTGCAAAATAGCAGCCTGGGTCAAGCTAATTCGATCTTGGATGGATTTGAGTACGGCATAGGCAAAAGTAGTGGGATCTGCCATTATTTAATATGTTCCAGAGAAATTCGTGCCCTTTATAGCACCTCCCTTGGAAAATTTCATCTTTTTTGGCTTCATTTTTGGCATTCCACCATGCATGTAGCCCAATTCATCCACATTGGACATAGCAACACTAAAACCACCCTCTACAGGCATAATATCTTTAGGTGAGGCACCGATTGAGCGCCCGTATTCCTGAGCCGACTCAATAGTCGGATAAACAACTCCACTAGGCATCTTAAAATACTCCTCTAAAAGTAAGACCACGAATCTGTGCCCCGGTGCCGCGAACTACGCCGCCGCCCGAGAATTTTTTGACATCTTCTTCAGGCTTCGTGCCATGAAATTTATGCCATGCGTCATCTATTTTGTCATCTATTTCTTTCTCTTTTAACCTGCGTGTAAGTTCTTCTATCTTTTCTGGAGACATTTCTAAGTCTTCGTCTATTGGTATCTCTTTACCCATATCAATACACTCCACTAAATTTACGGCCACGAACCTGCGCCCGCGTACCACGAATTATTCCACCCTTGGCCGCCTTTAAGACTTGTGTAAGTTGCTTAGCCTGAGAAGAACCTTTCTTTTTTTTGGGCCGTCCTAATTTCAACGCAGCTGCCAATTGCTGCTCTCGTCTTTTACGTTCTAGTTCACGCCTTCTCTTTGCCCTAGCACTCAAACTTTTTAATGACCGCTGAGAACGGCTTAAAGGAGTAAAGGTGGCCGCACTGCCTGAAATATTAACTCCGCCAACTTTAAAGCCCGCTTTTTTGTTAAGTGCGGAAGCATGGTCAGCAAGTTTTTCCGCTTGGTCCACGGAAACGCCCATTTGTTCAGCCATTTGTTTTATTCTAGCCATTAGGTTGTCCTCGATGCGCGACGGCCTTCAGACATAGCAATAGCAATAGCCTGTTTACGACTTTTGACTTTTCTGCCTGTTTTACTACCACTACGCAATGTCCCTTTTTTAAATTCCTTCATCACGGTCTTAATTTTCTTGTTTTTACGAGAGCCTTTTAATTGTTTTGATGTATTGCTGCGGGAAATAGTCATTACTCGCCTCGCCCCGCACTTCCCATTTTATCAATGCGGTCCATATTTACATCAGCACGCAACAGCGCAATGTCTTCCTGCGAATCCATCTTCTCGCGTGTTATATCCTGACGCTCTCCTTCACGCTGCTCTTCAAAAGCCTGTTTAAGGGCAAACTCTTCCGCTTTACGTTGAACGTCCGCAGCCTTAATGTCCAGTTCCTTGGACCGCAGCTGCACCAGTGGGTCAACTTCACCTTCCGGCGGCGGCATCAAGGCGGACATGACTTCTGCCGTGTACTCGGCAACAAGCTGGGAAACCCGCGCTTCCACATCCTGCGGTTGCTCTTGCTGCCCCATTTGGGCGGCTTGTTGAGCTGCCATAGACATCTCTGCTGTAGCCACACCTCGCGCCTTGAAGGCCACATGCTCACACAAATGAGCCTGCAATAGTGCAAAAACGGGTGGCGTCGAAGCCGGAATAGGCGTTTTCATGAATATAATATGCGTCTGGATGTGGGCATCATGGTCCTGAGTCGGAAATGCCTGCAGATTCTCCTGAATAAGTGACTTGGCATTCTCTATCGCTGGATCAGTAGGCTGAGGCGGTGTAGGCGCTGGAAGCAAGCCTTCGATGTTCGGGACACCAATTGCCTCATAAATGCGACGATACGCTTCATACAAATTGTGCATCTGGGGATTACTCTGCGCCAACTCCAGTTGTGTTTGTGCAAGAGCCAAACGCTGGGACATAGAGAATATATTCGGGTCAGAAACCGGAATAATATCGACACGCTCATCAAAATCCGCCTGCTTTATAGATGAATCGGCGCCCAATACGCTGTAGGGATAAATTGGAGGCAGTGACTCAGCAAAAACACGAGCCAGCATCTTGAATTCAACTTTCTGTGCAAAGTGCAACCGTTTATGAATGGCAGACATGACCTTGGAGCCACGCTCCAATAACGCAACCGTGGTGCCCACAGCAGCTTGCTGATTGCCATCACCAACCTGCATGTCGGTAATCGCCGCAAAGCGACGACCCGCATCCACCACAAAACCCAGCAACTGCATTAGTGTCTGACTGGGTTCCTTGTAAGGAAGCGGCAAAATACTTTCGGCAAGCTTGCCTCCAGGCACGTCAATATCTCGAAATTCACCCGGAGAAAGCGGTTCGTCAGAGTCACGTATGCGAATACCACGCGCCTTAAAACCAGCTGGCAGATTTGCCAGAGTCCCTGCATCAATGAGCTGTCTCAAAATCGAAGTGGCAGAGCGCCCCAGTCCACCAATCATGTGCAACAGACCAAAGCCATAGAACCCTAGACCTGGGAGAAATTTGTAGTGCGTGAAGTATTGTTGCTTGCGGTAATACTCGTCACCTTCACGCCAGTTACGCCTGACCGATAACACCTTGGTGCTGCCTTCATCAATGGTAATGATGTAGGGAAGCTTGATGCCTGTCGGCTTATTGTCTAAAGGATCTATGTGTTCAAACCCTGGTAAATCCAGATCGGTATGTACCTCAAGAAGCGTACAGT